GAGAACATGAATCGCCTGAGCGCGGACGATAAGCAGACCCTGCGGGCCGCGCTCGAGAAGGCCAAGCAGCCGGTACCGCTGTCCGATCCCGACGACAACCTGCCGTTCTGATGAAGCGCACCGCGCTTGCCCGTCGCACCGGGCTCAAGAAGCGCAACGCACGCCGCGCTCGGAAGCTGCACGCCGAACAGTTCGGTGACGAGCACTTCCAAGCCTACGTCCGCAACTGTGGGTGTCTGATCGGCTGGCTGATCGGGGACCGCGAGTTAGCCGGCTGTTGGGGGCCGACCGAGATCGCGCACGTCAAATCGCGGGGCGCGGGTGGAGGAGCAAGGAACAACGTCGTGGGGCTCTGCACGACCCACCACCGGCTCCAGCACCAGGCGGGGATCGAGACGTTCCAGAAGCGGCTTCGGGTCGATCTGCAAGCCGAGGCCGAGAAGATGACCAAGAGCTACGACGACACATACGGGGGGCTGGCATGACGGGAAGAACCGGGGAGCTGGTCGAGGCTCTTGCCGACGGGGTGCGGGACGATCTCGAGGCAATCGCGGAAGCGATGGAGAACGTGAGGGAGATGGTCGAGGAGTTGGGCGCGTCGGCGCGTGCGATCAACGGACTCGGTGGGTGCTGCAACGGGTGGGCGTCTCGCCTTCGCACGCTGATCGAGGAGGTCGAGAAGGAGGGCCGCGAGGTGCCGGCGAAGCTCACCGGCACGCCGATGCACACAATCGTTCAGTCGGTGGACAAGGGTCACTTGGAAACGGTCATCGAAGCGAGGAGAAGCGCATGACCGAAATGGTCTCGATTGCCGATGTGCGAGTCGAAGGACGCCATAGGACCGTACTCGGAGATCTGCACGACCTGGCCACTTCGATCGTGATGGTCGGCCTTCTCCACCCGATCGTCATAGGCCAAGACCGCCGGCTTATCGCTGGTCAGCGCCGGCTGGAGGCTTGTCGGATGATCGGGTGGACCGAAATCCCGGCGACGGTCGTGACGAACCTCAGCGATGCCAGGGCACTTCTGACGGCAGAGCGCGACGAAAACACCTGCCGCAAAGAGATGACACCGAGCGAGAAGGTGTCGCTTGGTCGTGCGCTGGAGCCATTCGTGAAGGAGCGCGCGAGGGAGCGGAAGGCGGAAGGCCAGCGTCGCGGGGGTGAGGCCAGGGAGCTTGAAGATAACTTATCTGCAAGCACTTCCGAGAAGCCCCACTTCCGACAGGTCCGCGACGAGATCGGCGATGCGGTCGGTATGAGCGGCATGACATACCAACGCGCCCGAGCTGTGGTGTTGGCTGCTGAGAATGGGGTTGAGGGGGCGGCTGCAGCACGCGCTCACATGGACACGACGGGAAAGGTGTTGAGCGCATTTAACAGTATCGCTCAACACATCAACCTGGTTCCAGTCAAACGGCGAAGCACAACGACCGGGAAGAAACGGCCTGGTCCGGCGGTTTCACCCGATAAACAGAAAGACAATTTTTTCCGCGCCTTTGGTGCCATTACTGAGGCGTGTTTCAGCGCGCCGTTGGTCGACGTTCCGCAGTTGTCTAAGGAGCAGGCGCAGGAGTTGGGCAATGAAATGGATCGCGCACGCCGCGCGATTCGTGTGTTCCACAACAAGATCATGGAGGCTGCGCGATGAAAACTTCCCGTACACCCCTCGGACCTTTCGATGATTCCGTTCGCCGCGAGTGGATTCCTCTTTCCAAGCTTCGTGTGGTGTGGCCGGAGGCCCAACGCGAAACGATGGCGGCGAACATCGCCAAGCTCGACAAGGCTGGATTTGATCCCGACAAGCTCACCGACCTAGTGGTCGCCGGCCCAAACGAGCATGGCGTCTACCATGTAGTGGACGGACTTCATCGTAAAACCTGGTTGGAAAGCCTTTTCGGTGCCGACACTCCGGTTCCCTGTAAGGTCGTCTCGGCTATGTCTGCAAAGCGTGCTGCGGAGATCTGGAGAGGCATCAACGGTGGGCGCACGCAGCCTACCCCCATCTCCGACCATCAGGTGGCAGTAACAGCAGGAGATCCGGTCGCCTGTGGTGTCGAGGAGATTATCCGCAAGAATGGCTTTCGTGTCACGGCCGCTGCCGCCGATGGTGGCATTTCCGCAATTCAGCGTTGCCACCAGATCTTCCGTAAGCATGGTGGGAGTACCCTTAACTGGTGTCTCACCACAATTCGGTCAACGTGGGGCCTGAGTAACGAGGCTACATCCGGCAACGTTCTCTTGGGCTTCGCTGAGTTCTATGCAGAGCACAACGGACAGTTTGACCAAAAGCGCCTCGAGAAGATGTTGGCTCAGAGGTACACGCCAGCGCGCCTGATCGGAGCGGCTCGGCAGGCCGTCGAGATGTTCAGAGGTAGCGTCGCTGCCAACGTCAAGCGGGTAATCACCAACTGTTACGACCACGGCCTCCGGTCGGGCAGGCTCGGGCAGGACGCGGAGGCAGCGTGACGATGTTCCTTGTGGGATTCGTGATCGGCGTGGTGCCCTCGGCATTCGCGCTGATCGTCTGGCACGCGACCGAGCCGAGAGAGATCGAGGACGAGCCCGCACAGTTGCGGGAAAGTGGGTTGCTGTGAAGGTCTGCCCCCATTGTCACCGCGAGGTCGAAACCAACGTGACGTTCTGCCCCTGGTGCTTCGGTGAGGTCCCGTGCGTCTGATCCTACCCGTGCCATTGTCTCCGAACCGTTGGGCGAGGAACCCGTGGCTGCGCCAACGCCAGAAGGACGACTACCGCACCAGCGTCTGGTCAGCCGCGATCCAACAGCAACGCCCGACGCTCGAGCCTCCCGCCCGCGTCGTCGTGGCTGCGACGTTCTATCTCGCGCGTCATCTACGCGACGAGGACAACCTGCGGGGATCGCTCAAGGACGTGCTCGACGCGCTCAAGCAGAAACAGACCGGCAAGATGCTTTGGCGTCACGGGGTCGCGGACCTCTGCGGCTACTTCGTGGACGACGACCCCACCCACATGACACTTGCGGCCGTAGACCAGATCAAGGTTCCGACGGTCAGAGAAGTGAAACTGGTGGTGACGCTGGAGGCCGCATGAAGCAGGTCTGCCGGAAGTGTAAGCGCGCTCAGAGCCTCGAGGAGTTCCCCGAGCCGCACACGCGGTGGGGCCGCAACGCGAAACGCAAGCATCCCGCGGACTGGTGCCGGACCTGTAGGACCACGGAGGGGCGCGCCGAGTCCAACGCGGACGAGGAGAACGAGACGCCGACCCAACAACTTGACCGGCTGATTAGCAAGATCAAGCCTACCGAAGCCGAGTGGGCGATCGTGCAAGAGGCAGCGGGCAAGATCCGTGAGCTGCTTCAGTTCAAGGTCAACACGGGCGGCGAGTACGCGGGCAAGACTGCGTGGGACGTGATCGAGGAAGCGACCGGACCGGATCACCGCAGGTTCCACCAGCTCTGCGCGCTGACCACCGTCCAGTACGCGATCTGGGTGGAAGAATCAGTCCGGGCGCTCAAGATCCACCGCACCCGCTTTAAGCCGGAGACGATCGACACGATCATCAGCCTCTGGCGAGCTGGAAACGCGACCGCCTCGATCGCAGCCCGACTCAACATCAGCGAACCGTCGATTTTCCGGGTGATCCAGAAGTCTACGGAGGCCGCTTGAAGCGAACCAACGTCTGCCCTGCGGGGCACACTTACGTTCTCGGTGACGGCTGTAACGTCTGTCGTTCGATCGCGGAGAAGGCCCGCCGCCGCGAGATCAAGGAGGCGCTGGCCCCGCTGGTTCGCAAGAAGATACCGCCCGCCCAGTCGCCCGTATCACCCTACGCTCTGACCCACGAGCAGTACATGGCCGAGATGAAGGCGTCCAGGAGGCGCCAGGCCAAAAGGCTCAAGGCTTACCTCAAGGTCAGGAAGCCGGAACCTGAAGTACACGTCTGGTCGAACCGCAAGAAAAGGAAGGCCGCATGAACGAGCTCGTGGCGAGCCTCGGGGATCATGTGGTGGCCTACGTCCCTGGGATCGGGGAGGTCACGGTAGGCGAGATTCGGGCGGGGCGCGGGACGATTGGCGGGGTGGACGATGCTGACCGTAGGTTCTGGGAACGACTGGTGACCCGGAATCTGGAGTGGAAGCAATGCCCGGATGGCGGTATTCGGCAGGCAAGAAGGGCGTCAACCGCGTCACGGTGTTTGAGCGGCCCGACGCCACCAACATCTTCGTAGAGTGGTGGGACTCGACGGGTAGGCATCGTCAGTCGCTACGTAAAGCGACCGGCGAACCCGTCACCGATCGAGCGGTTGCGATTGAGGCTGCGAAGATCATGGCTGCGGCGCAGGAGCGGCACGGAAACCAGAACGTGGCGGAACGCTTGGGGATCCCGACTAGTCGGACTTTACCCGAGCTTTTCGTCCGGCTCCACATGGACAAGGCCGCGGACTGGTCCGAAGCATACCGACGCGACCAAGATCGTTACCGCGGCTTCTGGGAAGCGAAGTTGGGTGCTATCGCTCTTGTGGGTGTCACGGCTGGAACGGTAGAACGGATCGCACGCGAAGCCTACGCGGCGAAACCGAACACCAGGGGCAAGGTTCTCCGTTACATCGTGGACGCCTTCTACTACGCGGAACGGAAGCTCAAGTGGATCGAGCCGCGGCATAACCTGTCAGCGGTCGATGTCACGAAGCCCAAGAGCACCAGCCGGCCGTACACGGTCGAGGAAGCTCGCAAGCTGTTGCCAGCTCTCGAGGCGGTGGATTGGCGAGCCGGATGGATCGGGTGGGTTGCGTGCCTGACCGGCCGGAGATTGACAGCGATCCGCACTCTCCCCGAACAGCCGGGGTGGTTCACCGATCTCGAGGACTATGGCGTGCTTCACTTCCCTGGCGAGACGGACAAGGCGAGGAACACCGGGGAGGCTGTGATTTCCGGCACCGCGCTAGCTCTGTCCAGGCGGGCCAGGAAGCGATACACCGTCCCGACGATGGAGGAGGCGCAGGACTGGATCCGCGAGGCTGAGAAAGCCGCTGGAGTGCCCCACAAGGCGCACCGGAGCTGGCACGGCTTCAAGCGGTTGTACGCGACGATGGCGAAGGGCCACGCCGGCCGAGATAAGCAGTCCGGTACCCGTGGTGACACTCTCGACCGGGTTTACGTGCAGGACGAACGGGATCCCAAGCTCGATTTGGCGAAGATGCTTGCGGGACGGTTGGCGGGACAGTAGCTTCCCTATGCGCTCTCCACTAAGACAGCCTGGAACCCATCGAATGCTAAGGAACCCGCCTAGCGGCGAGTCGGACTTCCGGGCTGTCCCGGGGGAGCGCACCGACCATAGCTACGGCGGGTTTCTTTTTCCTGCTACTGCCCCGCGAACTGGCACGACACGCCCGATTTTTGGGTCCGCCGTAATTCCGCAAGTTGTTGCAAGGCAAAAGAATACGCCGCCTCGGAATCGAACCGAGAACCTACTGATTAAGAGGACTTAGGTTCATGCGTCTGTCGGCAGGAACGCTTGGTTTTCGGGGCCGTGTTACGGTCCCGTTTGTGCCCAACTGTCCCGCCAATCGTCCCGCTCTTTTGGGGGGGTGCCTGAGTGCCTGACGCCCCCCGTAGATGGATACGGTTGGATGCCGATTGGGAGGACTCGCCATGGCTCGACGCGATCGACGGCACCGCCGCCGGCTGCTGGCCCCGGGTGCTTTGTCTGATGAAGCGGTCTGGGGTCGGTGGAGCGATGCGGGCTCCCGATCTCGGGGTGCTCGCACGGCGCTGGAGAGTGCCTACCGATGCGTTGGTTGTGCTGCTCGATGCCGCGACGGCTCACGGTGCCCTGGTGATCGAAGATGGGATCTGGTCGATCCCCAAGTGGGACGAATACCAGAAGCCAGACCGTACCGCGGCCGAGCGCATGAGGAAGCACCGCACTCGTGTTACGCCGGTTACGCCCGGTTACGGCGTAACAGGCCGTAACCCGTCACGCGACAGAGACGTTGACGTTGACGTGGACAAAAAGAAAAAGAAAACACCTAGCGCGCGAGGAACGGCGTTTCCGAACGACTGGACCCCGAACGACACACACCGGGCGATTGCGGTGGAGCGGAACGTCGATCTGGATGCCGAGCTGGTGAAGATGCGCGACTGGGCGTTGGCGAAGGGCGAGGTCAAGAAGGACTGGGACGCGGCGTTCAGGAACTGGCTGCGCCGTGCGACCCCGACCGCCAAGCCGAAGCCGATCGTCAAGCAGGCCCCGTGGAAGCCCGACGACTCGTTACCCATCGCTACCCCCCAGGAAGCACGCGAAGGGCTTCGTATGGTCAGGGAAGCCATTCGTGGGGGTGATCCTGAGTCGATCGGCTCGTTACTCAGCAAAGTCATGCCAAAGGGAGGAGCCGCAGCGTGAACATGAAGTCTGAGTTGGACGCGCCCGTGGCGGCGCTGGAGCCGGTGCGATGACGCCTTACTACGAAGCGGACGGGGTGACGATCTATCACGGAGACTGTCGGGACGCGCTTCCGATGTTAGTGCCAGAGTCTGTGACTCTCCTGTGGACCGATCCACCATACGGTCACGCGAACATGGACGGGGACCTCCAGAGCGCTCGTGTGGGGGTAGGCGGGGCGCGGCAGCGGCCCGTGGTTCCAATAGCGAACGATACGCCGGAGGAAATGCGGGAGGTGGTTGACGCGGCTTTGCGTATGGTTGTCCCGCTACTTCGTCGCGACTGCTGCTGCTGCTGCTGCTGCTGCGGCGGCGGACCACGCCCGACGTTCGCGTGGCTCGCGGAGCGCATGGATCGGGACGGGCTCGCGTTTTTCCACTCTGTGATATGGGACAAGACCGGGCGCGGTCCTGGCCTCGGATGGAGATTCCGCCGCGACCACGAGATGGTCATGGTGGCGCACCGCTCGGGGGGGAAACTGGCATGGGTCAATCCGGATCGAGCGGAGTCAAACATCCGCCGCGCCCAGCCCGTCCGTGACCGCCTGCACCCCAACGAGAAGCCGCGTGACCTCGCTACCGATTTCGTGGAGTGGACCACGCTTCCCGGCGACCTCGTCCTCGACCCCTTTATGGGCAGCGGGACCACCCTCGTAGCCGCGAAGAATCTCGGCCGTCGGGCGATCGGCATCGAGATCGAGGAGCGGTACTGCGAGATCGCGGCCAATCGGCTGAGTCAGGGCGTCCTCGACTTCGGGGGTGCCGCTTGAGCGCCGTCCTCGTCCCCCTCACCGCGTTCATCCTCGGCATCCTCCTGGGCTACGCACAGCGCGAGCAGGAGAAGCGGCGCGAGGAGCCGAGCCAGAGTCCGACCCGCCACCGCGTCGTGCAGGTGCGCGGCCGGTTGGAGCTGCAAGAGTCGGGCTTCGACGGAGCGTGGTTCACGATCGACCAATTCCGCACACCGGCCGAGGTCGCGGCGTTCATCGCCTGCACCGAGTCCATAGCCCGCGACCAGCGCGCTGCGCTCGAGCGGTTCAAGGAGGGGCGATGACCCCCACCCGTGAGCAGATCCGCCAGATCATCGCGGAGTGCGCTGAATCCGACATCTACCGCACGGTGGAGAGGCTGACGGGTTCACATTCACACACAGAGGAGTGACGGAGACATGGCGACAAGGAAGCAGAAGGAGCGGGCGGTGTTGGTGACCACGGCTCATCGTGGGGTGTTCTTCGGCTACGCGACCAAGACGGACGGTCCCACGATCGTGCTGCGAAGGGGCCGCAACTGCGTGTACTGGTCGGCTGACGTGAAAGGGTTCATGGGCCTCGCTGCGCACGGCCCGACCAAAGGATGCCGCGTGGGGCCTCCCGCCGACATCGAGTTGCGGGACATCACGAGCGTGGTCACGGCGACGGATGCGGCGGTCGAGCGGTGGGAGTCTGACGTGTGGGGATGATCTACGGTAGGGTGCCGGGCTGGGCGCTGATGCTGTCCGGCTCCGGCGATGGCTTCGGCGACGGCTTTGGCTACGGCGATGGCGACAGCTCCGGCGATGGCTACGGCGACAGCTCCGGCTCCGGCTCCGGCTTCGGCGATGGCTATGGCTCCGGCGATGGCTATGGCTCCGGCGATGGCTTCGGCGACGGCTACGGCTTCGGCTTTGGCTACGGCGATGGCTTGGAGCGATCCGTCCCGGTTCCCGTCACCGTCCGGGTTGGTCATCTCAAGGGAGCGTGTGGTGATCAAGTCGCTCTGTTCAGGCGCACTTTCCCGAACGGCGCTGAGTGGCCCACCGACATCCAGAAGGCGATAGACGCGGGGCTCAACGTCGAGTGGGTCAAGAGCATCGGATTGCTTCCTCCGATTACGGAGAGGCTGACCAACGAGGAGGGAGGGAACGCATGAGCAAGAACATCGCTGTTCAGGAGTGGACCAGAGCAGACATCGACAAGTCGGAGTGGGGGCCGGGACCGTGGCAGGCCGAGCCCGACAAGGTGCAATGGGTGGACGAGGCGACAGGGCTGGACTGCCTGATTGTTCGGCAGCCGCATTCCGGGCACCTCTGCGGATACGTCGGGGTGGGTCCTGACCACCCGTGCCACGGGAAAGACTACAGCGGCTCATGGGATGGCGAAGTCTATACGCCGGGACCTGTGGACGACATCGACGTTCACGGCGGGCTGACGTTCTCCGCTGCCTGCGCCGAAAGCGAGGACCCGGCGAAGGGGATTTGCCACGTCGCGCTTCCGGGTCGCCCGGAGCACGTCTGGTGGTTCGGCTTTGACTGCGCCCACAGCGGGGACTATTCGCCGTATAACGCGATCTTGGAGAAGAAGAATCCGGTATTCGCTCGTGGCTCGTGGGAGCAGTATCGGACCCGTGGCTACGTCGAGGCAGAGATTCGCAGGCTTGCGGATCAGCTCTTTGCTCTTGCTCAGGAGCCCAACGCATGAACAAGGAAGCTGTGGAGGCGCTGAATCGGATCTGTGATGACTACTATGGTCGGACGCGGGGGGTCGAGCACGGAGCCGACGAACGTACCTGTCAGCATCAGTTCTGCCGGGACATCGCCATCATCCGCGCCGCGCTCCAGCAGCAGGAGGGGCAGGGCTGGCAGCCGATCGAGACGGCGCCGAAGGATGGGACGGAGATTCTTCTTACCGATGGCGCCCTTGTTTCTTGCGGCTACTTCTGCGAATCGGTCAGCCGCCCGCGATGGATGACAGACACCGGAGCGCCCACCCATTGGATGCCTCTCCCCACCCCACCGGAGCCCGGAGCATGAGCACCAACGCACCAGTCACACCTGCGGAGGCGGTTCACACGGATACCAAGGTGCGGTGCTTTCTTGTCCACTACGATGGTCCCGGGGGCCGCAATGGAGGGCCGTGCATCAAGTGCTCCTGCGGGGAATACGTGCGCCCGCAGAATTGGGACTCGCATCGGGGAGCCGCGATCGTGCGGGCCCATGCTACGCCGACGCCGGCCTCGCTGAAGGCGCTCGCGGAATGGTTCGACTCGCCGGCCTTGAGCCCGCCGATCAGCCTGCGGCCCTCGGGCCCAGACAGCCCCCGCTACACCCCTGGATACCTTTTGCGCTGCATCGCGGATGCGATGGAGGGACGATGAAGTACACCAACAAGATTTGGGCGACCAGACACGGGCAGATTGGTGGGTACTTTGTGGAAGTTCGGGTGCCGCCGGCCGGGGGAATTGTCGATGGGAACCACATCGGGCCGACGTGGACGCGACTTGAGTTCCCCAAGACTAAAGGCAACGGCGTTCCTGCGCTTCGGGACTGTACGTTTGCGCCGGCTATCGAACAGGGGGTGTTGTCTTACGAATCTGCGATGGCCCTGATGGCATGGACGGCTGCAAACGGATGCGATTACGAAACGGAGTTTCGGCTGGTCGCTGTTCAGATGGAGTACTCATGGTCCATCACCGAGGAAGGAGTCGGGCCGTCTGTGTGCTTTGATACGGCAGCGATGGCATTTCGTGGGTGCATCCAGCCCCGCGAGTTGCTGGAGCCCAAGCCGTGAGCGGCGGGGATGCGTTGATGCCGAACAGTGAAACCGTGCGGGACTGCGCTCGGAGGTTAGCTGCCGAAGCAGAGGTAATGGCAAACGCCACCTTTCCGCGCCGAGTTGAGGCGCTAGAGATGATCTTGCGCCGGCACTTGACGCCCGCACCCGAGACCGCTGGAGGCGGGGAGCACGCATCCACCGAGGGGGCAGGGGGTGAGAGGCGCTTTCGCAAGAAGCCGGTGGTGATCGAGGCGGTGCAGTTCCTCGCCAACGGTGAGGCGACGAAGCCTGTGCGTGGAATGACGCTCTGGCGGGACGATCCAGAGGGGGTCACGCCGCGCGACATGAGTTGGGGTTACGTCACCACGATTCACGGTCAGCGTGCTCATGTCCAGCACGGTGATTGGATCCTGCCGGAGCCGGACGGCATTCATTTCTACCCAGTGCGGCCTGACATCTTCGCCGCGACCTACGAAGCCGCAGATTCTCCCTCCGAGCGCCCAGCAGAGGAGACGGTGGACCGCCGCACCACCCAGAGGCGGCAGGGGGAGAGGAGGAAGGAGAAGGATGAACTGGCGATGTACAAGCGGTGGGAGTTGGAGCCGGATGATTCGTGGCGCCTTTTAGGCTCCGACCGCCGCATCGCCACCGAGGATCGTCGCGCCACACTAGAGGAGAAGTGACGATGGGCGGCAAGCGGATCCGCTATCTGGTCGATCGCCCCTGGGGCGACGGGGGCCTGTATGTCCGGGCCTGGAAGGAAGGGCGGAGCGAAATCGTTGTGCAGGTCTGGCACAAGAACGACTGCGAAGGCGAGCCAGACGGTGATTGGGCGATGCCGTCCGTTCTCGGGCCGGTCACTTGCATTGAGCAGGCCATCAAGCAAACGAAGCTTGACGCCGAATCACCGGACACAGGGAGGGAGGCGGAATGATCGCAGAGATCGTACGTCAATGGGACGCCAGAAAGGATGTGCTGCGGGAGCGGTTTACCGCCAAGCACCCGGAGAGCTACGAGGTGGTCGTGAGGCTTCTGGTCGAAGTGGTGCTCACAGAGGGAGTGCTAGGAGGCGTCTACAAGCTTGACGCCAAGCGCATTCATGTGATCGACGACGGGGACTACCAGGGCACGTTGATCTTTTTGATTGGACTGGACAGCTATCAACCCGGCCCCGAGGAGTACATCTGGCTCCATAACTACTACGGGTCGTGCTCCGGGTGCGACACGCTGAAAGGGATCAGCGACTACAACGACGATCCTCCGAGCGCAAAACAAGTCGAAGAATACATGACGCTGGCCATGCACATGGTTCAGCGCATGAAGTGGTTGGACACAGGGAGGGAGGGATGAGAACGATCGAGCTTTGGGAGCACCGGATCACTTCTTCGGCTGGATGGGAATGGGTCAGTCGGACGGTTTTCCTGTGACCCCCGACATCCGCGAGACGCAGGCGTCGGTGGTGAAGGACGCGAGTGTGGGAGATGGCGAGTGGCGAAGGGTGCTCGCTGATCTAGTGGCCGCGATGGATCGCTGTGATCGCGTTGGGAGCGCAGATCCGATGACCCTCCTAATCCACCCACCCACATCCCAGAGTGGAGAGAAGGAATGAATATGAACACCACGCCGGACTTTGGAGAGCCGCCGCGCCGGGTCCGTATGGACCTGTGGACGCCTGCGGAACGCGCTATCCACGCCGCGATTGAGGCAGTCGAGGAAGCCGGGGCCGATCCGCGTCTGACCGATGCGGTGATTCTGCTCGGCAGGGCGAAGGACCGCGTGGCTGATTACGTGGACGGCATCGTGCCGGGCTCCATGGTCTTTGGAAGTAATAACGATGGGGGTGCCTAATGGACTGGACTGAAGGTGTCTGTCACGAGCCAGACGACGCTGCGAATCAGGTGGCGCTACTCGCACGGCTCGATGGATTCGTGACGGACGCATTCGCCAGGGCCGACTATCCGAGGACGTGGGTTGCGCGGCTGATTTTATTCCTTGAAGGCGACATCCGCACTGCTCTCCAGCGTACCAGTCGCGGTGAGTTGGATGCGGCGGAGGCATTGCGGAGGCTTTGGCTGATCGAGCAGGTCCTCGACGACTACCCCAATGGCGATATGTCGCGCACGGTCGTAGAGAGCCTCCGCATTCATGCTCGCGCCGCCTGTGCAGCCTTGACCCACAGCAAACTTTGACGAGGAGGGGATGTGACAGGCGAGGCGGTGAGGTTCGGATGAGTCGTCGCGCATCGTCACCGGACACAGGGAGGGAGGGATGACTCGCATCGCAACAGAGTCCAAAGTGACGGTCTACGAGGTGGGTGGGGTCGAGCACGTTGGGCTTGGCAATCCCACGATCGTACTTCGCTCGCATTGGAATCGGCGCGAGGCTGTGGTGATCCAGCCACCCGGAGGAGGACCGAGCTACACCGTATCGGCGGCGGATCTGATGGCGGCAATCCGCGCTACCGGGATCCAGCCATGACCGACATCCGCGAGAAGGCCCGGGCGTTGGTGGATCTACGTCCTCTGGCGCAAGCTGCGAGAGCAATCCTTGACCGGATTTCGTCTCTACCTGAATCACAAGGATCGTCTAGTGTTGAGAGCGATCTGTACAATGCGGATCAAGTAATTGCGTTTGCCGAAGCCGTCCTCCGCGACGCCCTTTACGGTGAGGATGCTGCCGCGCCCACGGAGCCGGTGAAGCTGGATCTGGAGGGGATCATGAAGCGGTGTGAGGTGGCGATAGTACGGCTGCGGAGGGATGTTCGGGATTGCTACAGAGAAAATCCCGGAAGCTACGAGTGGGCTGACGGAGATTGTGACATGATCTGGGCTCTCATTGAGGAGCAGGCCGCAGAGATCGCCCGCCTCCGCGCCCAGGCTGCCGGGCAGGGGGAGCTATGACTCCAGAGGAGATCAATCAGCGGATCCGGGAAGCCTACATCTGGGGGCATCTCGACTCCTCCTCGCACATCTACCGTAGGCCCTGGTTCTGGCGATTGGTGCAAAAGCAGCGCGAGGTGGAGGCATGGAGTGATTGGAAGCGCGTCATGCACCACGTTCTATTCACCCCACAGCAGCCAGAGGAGGAGTAAGCATGGAACCCGGCAGAGAGCTAGATGCGCTGGTGGCGGATCAATGACCCACGTCGCCTACGTGACCTGCACCGCGGTCGCGCACCGAGCTCGGTACCCTGGGCAATGCTGTGGAAGGGTGATCTACGTCGCGGACTCGAGAATGGAAGTCAAAGCCATTGGGCACCGAAAAGATGCCGACCCCGACGCAATCGTGAAGTGGTGTACCTGCGGACAGCTCTACCAGATACGGAGGCCCGTGGTGGACAAGGTACAATCGGCTGCATAGATATTGACCCAGAGCCGCAGGGGTAATGGCGGCGGATAAGGCCATGTAGGAACCGGGCCACCCTTCTTCGGAGGGGCGGCCCTTTTTGCTTTCAGGGGGTCCATGACCAGCAACCCGCAAGTACTTGCCAGTACCCTCGCCGGCAAGTCGATCCTCTGCACGGGTGGTACGGGCACGTTCGGTCATGCGTTCGTGACCCATGCCTTGGGGGCTGGAGCCTCAAGGGTCTGTGTGTTCTCGAGGTCGGAGAGCAAGCAGGCCCAGATGGCCGCGGAGTTCCGAGATCCCAGGATGCGGTTCTTCATCGGGGACGTGCGGGACTATCAGCGGGTCTACGACGCTTGTAAGGGCGTGGACTACGTGATCCACGCGGCGGCGCTGAAGCGGGTGGATGCGTGCGACGAGCAGCCAGGCGAGGCCCACCGCACCAACGTGGACGGCACCGAGAACGTGGCGCGGGCGTGCATCGAGACGGGGGTCGAGAAGGCGGTGTTCCTTTCGACGGACAAGGCGGCTGCACCGGGCACGACGTATGGGGCCTCGAAGCTGTTTGCCGAGCGGCTGTGGTTGGGCATGAACACCTACGCCGCGGGCTCGGTCACGCGGTTCTCGGCTACGCGGTACGGGAACGTGATCGGCTCGACGGGCTCGGTGGTCCCGAAGTGGCGGGCGCAGGTAGCGGCGGGGCTCCCGATCACGGTCACCGATGCGTCTTGCTCCCGGTTCTGGATGCGGATCGAGGACGCGGTGGAGCTGGTGGTCTTGGCGCTCGAGCAGATGCGGGGCGGCGAGGTGTTCGTCCCGAAGGTCGGGGCCGCGACGACGGTCACGCTCGCGGAGGCAATCGCACCGGGGGCGACGGTGACGTATACCGGGCTTGGTGACGAAAAACTGCACGAGACGTTGGTGAGCTCCGAGGAGGCCCGCAGGACCTACGACGCGGGCACCCACTACGTCATCGAGCCGTACCGCAGGACCTGGGGCGACGTTGCCCCCCCGCCCTATCCCACCGTAGCCGACGGGTTCGAGTACCGATCCGACACAACTAGCAACCAGTTGCCAGTAGAGGCGCTGAGGAGGATGGTCGGGTGAAAGACGCCACTAACGCGGAATGGTTCGGGCTCGTGCTGATCTTGGTCGCGCTGGTGTTGAATGTCACGGCCCTTGGCCTCGTGCTGGTTGAGTGGCGGGCGTTTATGGCCTGGTGGAAGCAGGATTGGACGGTCGCGCATTGGTACCTCGCGCTGGCGTGGGTGTCGGGGGTTCTCACTTCGCTCGGCAAGTGGGTAGCGAAGTGAAGATCGCCGGCCTCGAGGTAGGCTATAGCCATCCCGTGCGGGTGGTGGCCGAAATCTCCAACGCGCACAACGGGAGCCCGACCAAGGCGATCCGACTGATCGCGGCTGCGAAGGAAGCGGGTGCGGACATCATCAAGTTCCAATGCTACACGCCCGACGAGCTCGTGGCTCTGAGGGGTGACGGGCCCGCCCCGTCCCAATGGGGTGAGCAGGGATGGACGATGCGACAGCTCTACGAGAAGGCGCAGACCCCGTTCCATTGGTTCCCGCAACTTGTGGACTTCTGCAAAGAGATCGGGATGCCGTGGTTCGCCTCGGTGTTCGGTCCCGACTCGTTGGCGCTCATGGAGTCGTTGGGCTGCCCGACGTACAAGATCGCGGCGCTCGACAACCAGAACGACGCTTTACGCACCGCGGTGCTGGCGACGGGTAAGCCGGTGGTGGTGAGTCGGCGGAAGGCGCAATGGCAACCGGGTGACGGGTTGGTGCTGTATTGCCCCGAAGGCTACCCGCAGAAGCAGGTCAGCCTAACCGAGTGTGCGGGCTGCGACGGCTTCTCGTATCACGGGATCGACCCGTTGGTCCCTGTCTACGCGGTTGCGGCTGGAGATGGCGTCCATGTCATCGAGTGCCATATCCAGTTGGACGAGGAGCCGTCGGAGTTGGAGGCGAACATCAGCCTGACCGCGACCCAGTTCGGGACGATGGTGCGCGAGATCCGCAAGCTCGAGGCGATGCTGTGAGCATCGGCGGGCGGGTCCTCGAGCGGTTCGGCTATCTCGTGTTCCCCTGCCCCGAGTGCGAGGAGGTGGAGGTGGACACCACGGAGGCCGAAGGCGACCAGTACACCCGCAACGGACGGGTCTGGAAGAACGTGCAATGCCCAGGCTGTGGGGCGTTCTACAACGTCACGTTCACCTACCGGAAGGGCACATGAACGAGGCTCTGACGTTCACGCTCGCTGTGCTGTCGAGCCCGATGCACGACGCGGAGGCGATGGTCGTGCTGTGCGGGGAGGACGCGCTTCCGCGGCTCGGTGCGGCCCGGTGGCTGGCACAGCATACCCGCCCACCCCACATCGTGCTGTCGGGTGGCAGGCACGAGCCGGACCGCTGGATCGGTGCGGAGCACGCGGCTCAGATGCTCGGGATCGAACACGCGACCGTTGACGTGGCGAGCATGAACACCCGGGAGCAGGCCGTCAACGTGGTGGACATGGCGGTCAAGAAGGGGTGGCTCAGTCTCGCGCTGGTCGCGTCGTCCTATCACCTCCCGCGCGCGTTCCTGACGTTCCTTCAGGCTCTGAAGGAACAGGGCTGTGAGCACACGATCCGGCTTGTCCCCGCTCCCGCCGCGGGTGCGTGGTTCGCGGCACCGCTCGGGATGCAGGAGACGCGGGCCGAGTTGCTCGAGATCGAGGGGGACAAGATCCTGCTGTATGGCGAGAAGGGGCACACAGCCTCGTACAGCGAGGGGATCGACTACCTCCGGTTCTGGGAGGGGCGTTGAACTCGAAGGACCGCCAGCACAGCATCCGCGAGGTGGAGCGGCACGTCGAGAAGTTGGTGCGGTCCGGCTGGCGCCTCGAGAAGCTGGAGCACGTAGACGAGCCTGGACAGCCGTTCCGCACGGTGGTGAGTATCGCCAAGGACGGGACGACAAGCGCGGACGAAGCCCTATGAACCTCAAGGGCATCCGCGAGGCGCACCCAGACTTCTTCTACAAGCAGGACTGGTTCGAGGGTCATGCGTTCTACACTCGGACGGTGCGGCCCATGCTCCGAGCCCCGACTGACACGGTGAACGCGGACCCTGCGGATGCTGGCTTCCTGCCCCATGCCGCCGCGCTCGCCTGGCTCTACGTGAACGGCCCGCGCAACCCGATCTGGAAGCGGTACATCTGGACGGCTGATCTCGATGACCTGGGACAGCGGGTGTACGTCGGTGACAACGGGAGGGGCCTCGAGATCCACCGGCACCTTCACTTGACCGAGCGATGGGGGATCCCGGTATGGGACTGATCGAGCCGCTGTGCATCATCCAGGCGAGGTACAACAGCACGCGACTCGCTGGGAAGATGCTGCTCAAACTCGGGGATGATACGCTCATCAAGTGGGCGGTGCGGAGGGCGCGGCTCGGGTTCGCGGACAACGTGGTCGTTGCCATCCCAGCGAAAGACTCGGATGGTCTGCTCGGTGACGAGCTGCGGAGGATCGGTGCCAAGGTGTTCGCCTACCGTGGACCGGAAACCGACGTACTCGGCCGGTTCTGGGAGTGCGCGCACCTCTATCGCTGGCACCCTGACTCTGTGATCGTGCGGTGGACCCCCGACGATCCGTTCAAGGATCTCGTTGCGGTGATGCGGGTGGTGGACGGGGAGCGCCTACCCGTCGAGCAGGGCGCGGAAGCCTTCACGCTGGCGATGCTGGACGCGGCCCAGGCCAGCACCCCGTTCGACTCACCGCACCGCGAGCACATCACCCACGCGATCTTCCCTACCCCACCGCCTCGCCCCCCCGTCGGGGAGGTCTGGACGATCGACACTCAGGCTGACTATGAGGCCGCGTGCAAGAGGTACGGGGCGTGAAGAACGGAGCCGCTGTAGCCCAGTTCGAACGAGCCTTCGCGGACTACGTGGGAGCACGATACGGAATCGCTCTCTGCAACGGGACGGCGACGATCCACACGGCGCTGGCTGTTATCGGCGTGGACGTGGCAGATGTTGCGGTCCCGCCCCTGACTATGGCTGCGACCACCATAGCGGTGCTCCACGCGGGCGGTCGGCCGGTGTTCCAAGATGTTGACCCCGCGACATGGCTAATGCGCCCGCCCAAGGAACGGGCAGCGGCGTATGTGCCTGTGTCCCTGTACGGGATCCACTACCCAGACGCCCCAGCAGACCGGGCTGGTGTCACGGTGGACGATGCCGCACAGACGCTCAGGCCCCACGGTAACGCGCTATTCACGTCGTATAGCTTGCAGGCTTCAAAAATCCTCCCGCTGGGCGAGGGGGGCGTCTTGGTGACCGACGACGAAGGCGCGGCCCAAGAAGCCCGGTCCTTCTCGAGCCTCGGGTACAGGATGCGAGCCGACCAACCGCGGATCGACCCGGCGGTCCTCAAGAGCCCGACCTACGAGCGACATCACACGCTTGGCTGGAACTACCGGATGAGTGACATCGTGGCCCGCGAAGGTGTGGCGGCCGTGCTGGAGCGCGAGCACCTGACCGGCGCGCTGTGGGTTGACGTGTGGAAGCGGGCGCGACTGGAGTGCGCCGATCTCTACCGGCAAGTGGTTGCCAGTTGCGAGTGGCTGACCCCGCAGTACGTCCCGACCGGGTGGACCCACGACTACTGGGCATATGCGGTGGCGGTGGACACACCAGAACGTGCGATCGCGCTGGCGGACCGGGTGGTGGAGCACGGGGGCGAGCGGCCCTATGCGGCGTGGCGGCTGACCTACCACGAGCCAGCGTTCCGGCACCTCGCACCGATCGGTGGGTGCCCCGTAGCCGAGGATCTACAGCCCCGCCTGCTCCAGTTACAGACGAACGATCTGCGGAGCGCGGAGCGGAACGCGGAAGCCCTGCGCTTGGCGATCGAGGACCTGGGTTAGACTCCCGGCGTGGAACGATAACGACACTCGTCTTATAGTCTTTGTGGCGCAAAGTGAACCGCAGCACGGAGTACGATGCCCATAGGGGAAACCAAGTACCAGCCCGAGTTCGCCAAACAGGCGCGCAAGCTGTGCCTGTTGGGGGCGACGGACGAGGACTTGGCCGACTTCTTTGGAGTCGTGCGGAACACCGTCATCAACTGGCGGAACGAGTACCCGGAGTTCGCCAGGGCGACCCGCGAGGGCAAGCGGGCCGCGGATCTCAAGGTGATGAACGCGCTCTACCGGCGCTGCATCGGGTTCAGGAAGCAAGACAAGTACTTCCCGCCCGATCCGACCTCGATCATCTGGTGGATGAAGAACCGGATGGGGTGGCGGGACAAGCCGGACGGCGACGAGCTCGACGCGACCGCCGAGGCCAAGCGACTCCTCGAGGCTGTGCGCGAGATGGACGGGGCGGATGGTGAATGAGCCTGCCCGCGCGCTGGTATCCGCTGCGGAAGGTCGAGCAGCAGATGGGCTACGTCCGGTCGCCCCATCGGTTCAACGTCGTGCCTGCGGGCCGAAGGTCGGGCAAGACGGAGCGTGCGAAGCGGAAGCTGGTCAAGCGTGCGTTGGCGCTGCACGGCGTGACGCACAGCGACACCGCCCGCTTCTTCGCTGCGGCACCGACCCGCGACCAGGCCAAGCGGATCTACTGGGAGGACCTGAAGAAGCTGACCAAGCCGTGGTGGCGCGGGAAGCCGTCCGAAACCGAGTTAGTGATCCGTCTGCCGCTCGCGGAGATCTGGGTGCTCGGCCTCGATAAGCCGGAGCGTATCGAGGGCTCGCCGTGGGACGGTGGGGTGCTCGATGAGTACGCGAACATGAAGCCCAAGGCGTGGGGCGAGAACGTCCGTCCCGCGCTGTCCGATCGTAAGGGCTGGTGCGATCTGATCGGCGTACCCGAGGGTCGCAACCACTACTACGAGACGTATGAGCGGGCTCGCGCTGAGATGCTCGAGAAGGGCGCGGACAGCGAGTGGGGCGCGTTCACCTGGCGGTCCGCAGAGGTGTTGCCCGAGGAGGAGATCGAGGCGGCGAAGCGGGACCTAGACCCGCTGACCTACCAGCAGGAGTACGAGGCCAGCTTCGTCAACTTCGAGGGGCGCGCTTACTACTCGTTCACGGACGCGAACAAGGCACGACTCAGGGACCGCTACAACCCGCGCCAACCGCTGATCGTCTGCCTGGACTACAACGTGGCACCGGGGGTCGCGGCGATTGCCCAGGAGTTGCCGCTACCGCTGCCGGGTGAGCCGATCGGTACGGCGGTGATCGGTGAAGTCTGGATCCCGAGCAATAGCAACACGCCCGCGGTCTGCCGGCGGATCTTGCAGGACTGGGGGAAGCACGAGGGGCGCGTGGAGGTCTACGGCGACGCGACCGGAGGGTCCAGAGGGACGGCGAAGGTCGAGGGCTCCGACTGGGAGCTGGTCGAGCGGATCCTACGCAACGGCGACCCACAATCGGGGATGCGGGGGTTCGGCACCCGGTTGGTCTGCCATGTCAAGAGCGAAAACCCAGCAGAACGCGCTCGCGTCAATGCCGTGAACTCACGAGCCTGTTCTATGGACGGTACGATCCGGTTGATGGTCGATCCGGTGACCGCTGAACACGTCGTCCGCGACTTGGATGGCGTGCGGACCCTCAAGGGCGGATCGGGCGAGTTGGACAAGAAGGCCGACCCGATGCTGACCCACATCTCGGACGCGCTCGGCTACTACGTCGAATATCGGTTCCCGCTCACGGACAACGCACCCGTCCTGCTCAAGATGAGGATCTAACACGATGGCCGAATACGGTAACGTCCCGGGTGCGGGTCCGCTCCGGCCCGAGGGTCAGGCGCTCGCAGCTCTCCCAAAGACCGAGAAGGACCTGCCTTCGACCCCGAGCCGTGCGGCCAAGCGCCAGGGTCCGGGCGTCGAACGGTGCCGCGATCTCTGGGGCGGCAACGAGTCGGTGAAGGGCGCGGGCACGCGGTATCTGCCCCAGGCCCCAGGCGAGGACTTGGAAGCCTACAACGAGCGGCTACAGCGTAGCGTGTTCTTCAACGCCTACCGCCGCACCGTGGAGGGGCTGACCGGCTTGGTGTTCTCCGAGGACCCGATCTTGGGCAAGGACGTGCCCGCACCGTTCCTCGAGCAATGGGAGAACATCGACAACGCGGGCACGCACGGCGACGTGTTCCTGCGGGACCGGATGATCGACGCGCTGATCGACGGCCATACGTGCATCCTCGTGGAGTTCCCCGCGACAGGGGGCACCCAGTCAGCCGCCGACGAGTGGGTGATCCGCCCGTACTGGGTACCGATCCTCAAGCAGAACATCCTCTCGTGGCGCACCGCGGTCGAGAACGGGAGAACCGTGCTGACTCAGGTGGTGCTCCGCGAGTGCCACTACGTGCCCGACGGTGAGTTCGGTGAGGTCGAGCAGATCCGCTACCGCGTGCTCTACCGGGAGATGGGGATTGTCGGGTACCGGCTGCTCGAGGTCACGTCGGACAACCGGGTGCAGGTGGTGGACGCGGGGATCTACGGGAACCAGAACGAGATCCCGTTGGCCGAGATCACGACTTCGGGACGCCGTGGCATCCTCGACTCCGATCCGCCGCTGCTCGATCTCGCGTACCTGAACGTCGCGCACTACCAGCAAGCCTCTGACGAGGCGTTCTCGCGGTACAAGACGTGCGTCGGGTTCCTGCACCTCGCCGGCCACGAGGTCGAGCGCGACGACCAGGGCAACCCGAAGGGCGCGTTGACGATCGGAGCGAACACCGCGTTGGTGTCCCGCGACCCGTCGGCCAAGGCCGAGTATGTGTCTCACAGCGGGAATGCGCTATCCGACTGCCAGAACGCGCTCGAGAACCTGAAAAGCGAGATGGGCGCGCTTGGGCTGGCGATGCTCGCACCGCAGAAGCGGTCCGCAGAGACGGCCGAGGCCAAGCGGCTCGACAAGGCCACCAGCGATTCGTCGTTGTCGGTCACGGCCAGGGGTCTACAGGACGGGGTCGAGCGGGCCATGTACTTCCACGCCCAGTATCTCCGTCAGCCGTCGGGCGGGTCCATCACGATCAACCGCAACTATGACGACCTGCTGATGGGCGCGGACGTGATGACGGCTTACGCGACGCTGGTCAACGCGGGATTCCCTGAGCGTGCGGTCCTCAAGGCGCTCAAGGAAGGCGGCCGGATCCCCGAGGACGAGGACGTGGAGGTCCTGTTGGCCGAGTGGATGGCCGACCGTGAGATGAAGGCCGCGCAGGCTGCCGAGATCGCGGCGGTCCAGCGGAACGACCCGACGATGAACGCGGCATGACCAAGGACTTCGCACGGATGGACCGGGTCGAGCTCGAGCACGCGCTGACCGTGCGTGTGTTCGAGTCGAATCTGATCGTGCGGTCGTTGTCCCTTATGGGTGTTCAGGTGGATCTCGACTTGGTGGACAAGTACAACCGAGCGCATCCGACCGGTTATACCGAGATCATCGTCGTGCGAGTGGGTGAGGATGACGCAGACGGAGCGTAGGCTGTACGAGCGGATCCGGCGGCGGGCGGCGGATCTCGAGCCCGACGCGGCCCGTCGGCTGCTGGCCGCATACGACGCGATCCGCAACAACCTGACCCCGTCGGAGTTGGCACGGGCGATCGACCGCGGCTACGTGGATCAGTTGATTAACGAGCTGCTGTCCGACCGCTCGCTTGACCCCGCGTTCGCCCCGTTCCGCACCTTGATCGACCGAGCGGTCCTCGATACCGCGTCGGCCGCGGCGTCGTTGCTTCCGTCACCGATCAAGTCTCAGGCGTTCAATATCCTGAACCCGAAGATCGTGGAGGAGGCCCAGAGGTTGGATACCCGGGTCATCCAGGGCATCAAGGAGGAGTTGAGGGCGACGGTCAAGCAGCACGTCATCGCCGGGATCGAGCAGGGCGTCAACCCGGTAGTGACGGCGAGGACCCTGCGCGACGTGATCGGGCTCGCACCGAACCAAGAGGCCGCGATCCGCAACTTCCGCAAGCTGCTCGAGAGCGGAGACGCGGAGGCGCTGACCCGCAAGCTCCGCGACCGGCGCTACGACAAGGTGCTCATGCGGGGCGGTCCCTTGTCCACCGAGCAGATCGACAACATGACGGCCGCGTACCGCCGGAGGATGGAGGCGTTCAACGCGAGCACGCACGCCCGGTCTGCGGCACTCGACGCGCAGCGTGCGGGACACCGTGCGTCCTGGGAAGAAGCGATTGCCCAGGGCTCCGTCGATCGGGACACGATCTACAAGACCTGGGTCACGGTCAAAGACGATCGGGTGCGGCCTGAACACCGGGCGATGGACGGGCAGATGGTCCCGTTCGACTCGCGCTACTCGAACGGCGACATGATCCCCGGCCAGCACGACTACAACTGCCGGTGCATCGAGCGTATCACGATCAAGCGCGCAGCGGTGGCGGCGTGAAGCGGGCAGAGCGCAGGCGGCTCGAGCGGTTGGCACGAAAGGCCTCACCGAAGGTCGAGCACCACATCAACCTCCAGAACCCGGTCGGTCAGCATTTCGAGGAGTACATCCGGGCGAACGCGGCGATACGGAAGGAGCATGGCCTTCCCGTCGTGCGCGAGAACGAGGCGGCGGGTCAGAGTTTGGTGATCTGCGGGGCGGGTCCGAGCCTCCGCGAGCACGCGGCCCGTACCGCAGAAGGTGACCAAGTGTGGGGCTGCAACTCGGCTGTGGTTTGGCTCCACGAGCAGGGCTACAAGGTCACGCACGGGTTCACGGTGGACCAGACGCCGGAGATGCTGCACGAGTGGGCCACCGTGCCGCCGGTCGATTTCCTGCTGGCCACCAGCGTGCAGCCCGAGTTGGTCAAGATGCTATTGGGGCGCTGCCGCTCGGTCGCGTTCTTCAACAACTACGTGGGGATACCGAAGGAGCCGGTGCTATCTGCCTCGGGGCCGATCGAGTTC